TTCGGTAGGAATAATGTCATCGTCCATAATAATGACAGCTTCATTTTTAGCTTCCTGGGCGCTTAAAAATCTTAATGTTAAACCGTAGATTTTATTTGGTTCATCCCAATGTTGTAAATTTTTTACTTTTTCTGATGTACTCTCAAAAAAAGTTTCTTCTTTACCATGAGATATGATTATTTCATCAATTAATTCTATCTTATCAAGTTTAGGAATAATATCATTTTTTATATAATCTGCTCGGTTGAAATTTAAAATAACTACACTAATGGACATTTTAAATTTAAAAGTATTTTAATAATGATTTATAAGATTTTGGACAAAAATTACTTGCATTTTCGGCTCTGTCAGAATTAAAAGCAAAATTATATGGTAAAAATAAAGTAGCGTTAGTATGATATACGTTAAAATCATTCATCATATGATTATCCCATAAAACCTCTTTATAATTATGGAAATCAAAAACATTATTATTTAAAAATTTAGCTATTGTTTTCATACCTCTTTTAGTAATTATATATGCCACACCGTTGCGACCAAGATTTTTTTCCTTTTCTGAAATTACTTTAATATTATTAGGCTTTTCTTTATTTGGAATAGCCATTAATAATATATCACATTCTTCTGGAATTTCTTCTGTTATTTCATTTAAATATTTTCCCCAATGAGGTACCAAAGTCATTTCCGTGTCATCTTCCATAATCAAAGCCATTTTACGACCATCTTCGCAAGCTTGTTGTATGGCTTTAATGTGACTCATAGTTACGGCTATTTCTGATTTCATACATTTTTTGTCACTAATATTTTTATATTCATAACCATCTATTATTCCTTCTCTTCTATTTTCTAATTTTCTACCATCAAAAGCAGATACTCTTTTAATATTTTTGAGACCATATTCTTTTATCTCTTTTTCCATATTTTTTCTCCTATCTTCACTTCTATCTAAATTAATATAATATTTGGGAAAATTAATAAAATCTTCCGAAATATTTTTATTTTCTCTTAGTTGTATTATCTTTCTTTTGGCATCTCTGGATTTTGTATTAATATCATATTGATGAATTATGTAACCCAAAAAAACAACTATGCTTAAAGCCAAAAATCCGTATATAATTTTGCTTCTTTCCATTTTTATTATTTTTAAAAATATGTTACATTTAGTTACTGTTGCCACTCATAGTGAAAGATATTTGCCAGTTTTGGAAAAACAAGCAGAGAAAAAAGATTTAAAATTAGTCAAGCTAGGTATGGGTAAAAAATATGTTGGTCATTTTATGAAAGACCTAGAAATGATGGAATATTTAAAAGACTTACCCGAGGACGATATTGTAATTTTTGTGGATGGTTTCGACACTCTTATGTTAGGCGACGCGGAAGAAATAAAAGAAAAATTTGAAGATAGTAAAGCAGAATTATTAATGTCGGTGGAAAATATTGGTATGCTCAGTTTTATCCATGCTACTATTTTTGAACGCGTAGAAGGTAATTATTTAAATACTGGTTTATATATGGGGAGAGCCGGGTTTTTATTTTCCTTTTTACAAGACATGTATAGTCAAAGATATGATCTTAAATCTAATCAAAAAACTTGGTGTAGTTATTTATTTAAATTGCAAACCGAAAAACGTATGGAAGGTATCAAATTAGATAAAAAAAGCGAAGTATTTTTAAATCACAGTTTCAGTACTTCTAATAAGTTGAAATTTGATAAAAAAGACCAAAGAATTCATCTCAAAGATGGTTCCCATCCTTGTTTTATTCAGGGCAATGGATGCGAAGACATGACCTATATTATTGAAGGTACTGGTCACAAAAATGATAATATTCATCAAGCCGAATTTTGGAAAAGAAAATTAGCTTATAATTTACAAGCTATTTTTAAAGTATATAATCCTATTTTAAGTTTTTATATTTATTTGATTATTATTGGAATATTTATAGTTTCTTATTTGAGTTATAAATATTATAAATATCGTAAACAAGATTATTTTATTTTAACTTCTTTATAAAAATAACAATGTTTAGTAAAAAAATATTAAACGAAAAAAGTTTAATATTTGTGAGCGATATTTTTATCTATCTATCTTTATTAGCAATTTTAATTTTATTATGGATAAGTTATGATAAAAGTTTAAAAGATAGTCCCGATGGATCTTTTGTTCCAAATTCAGCTTTGATAATAGCTATTATTGCCTCTATTTCTTTTGTTTTATTTTCTTTGCCCCGTAATATATTAAATTATCATTATCCTAAATATTTAATTACTTTGATCACCTCGGTAATAATATTATTATATGCTCTTATTTTTTATTGTACCGAAATAGATAAAGAAATTTATGATAGCTGGGCAGGTACATATATAGCGGTTATTGTTCTAGCTTCTTTAATGGTAGTTTCATGTTGGTTATTAAGAAAACAAGCATAATTATCTAGGGGTTCTCCAATCTTTCCCGTACCATATTTCCATTAATTCTTCGCTTTTATTAGGAAAATATAAAGATCCATATTTGGTATCTTTTTTTTCCAAGGGTTCAAAAATATCCTTTTTGAATTTTTTTCTAAAAGCTTCTTTCCATATAATTTCTCCTTCTCTTACACCAGAGCCTGTAAAAGAAAGAAATACATCTAATTTAATTTCTTTATTACTATTATAAATTCTCTCAAAATCAATTCCTAATTCTGTTTTTTCATCATAAATTTCATATTTATGATGCCATAAATGATTTATTTCTTTATATTTATATCTATTATTTTCTTTCATTATTTTTTTGAACTTGAACCAATCCTCTTCATAAAGAAAAAGATCTATATCATAATCATGTCTAATAATTTCTTTTTCTCTTACCAAACCGAGTAATGTTCCAAACGAAGGAATTAATTTAATATTATTTTCCTCTGCTTTTTCGGAAGCAAATTTTAACAAATCTTCTAGTATAGGATATCTTATTTTTTCATCTATTTTTTTAATACTATTTAATCTTTTTATTTCTACATTAGCGGCATATTTAGTAGATAAATATATTATCCCATAAATAGAAATAATAACAGCAACAATTATCAGTAATATATAAATTGTTTGCATTTTAATATTATTATTTTATAAATAAAATGAAACAAACTACTAAATTATCTCTTAAACCAGGAGGGCTAAGTAAAAGTATTTATATTAGTTTTTTTCTCTCTTTCCTGGCTTTATCGGGTAGTACCGTTTTTACTCTACTTGGTTCGTTGGCCACCTATGATAATGAAACAAAATACCTAAAAAACGCCCTTATTAGTGAAACAGCTGTTAATATTATTGCTGGCTTTACTTATTTCTATCTTTTAAAATATTTATACGAAGATAGCGTACCTCTGGAAGGAATTACTAGTATTCGTTATTTAGATTGGGTAGTGACAACACCGATGTTACTACTAAGTTTTGCTCTTTATTCCTCGTATGTTACTAACAAAAATAGAGAAGCAGGAACAGCTTTTGAAGATGTTGATTTAATTCCTTTGACATATATAATACCTCTTAATTTGCTTATGCTTTTATTTGGCTTTTTGGGAGAAAATGGTTATATGAATAAACATTATGCTTTTGCTATATCTATAATTTTCTTCTCGGTACTTTTCTATTTCATTTATGACAAATATGTAGACGGAAAAGATGATTCTTTGAAAGCTATTTATGGTGTTTTCACCGCAGTATGGTTATTTTATGGTTTCTCTTATTACCTACCAACTATTCCTAAAAATATTGCTTATAATTTCTTAGATATGATTTCCAAATCAGCTTTTGGTATATTCCTTTGGCTTACTACAGTTACTGATATCGATAATTAACTTATAATGTTGAGAGCATCTCCTTTTAAATTTTGTTGGTTTTTTTAGACATTTTTTACCTTTGGTGGTAAGGTGACCACAGACATATTTATAATGTCCGCATCCTAATCTAATTTTATTTTTCATCCATTCATTAGAAGCATCGTCAAAATCGTAATTTTCTTCAAAAGGTTCCATATTAGTATTTATTTATCTTTTTGTTAAATAAATATCAATTTTAATATAACTCAATATATTTTAATATATTGAGAAGGTAAGAATTTTATCTTTTGTAAACATTTTTCTATCAATGGTAAAAATTTAAGATAAAAATAGTAATTATAACCCTCTCCTTCTAAACAAAATTTATCAATTAAATCTCCTAAATTACTCTCAATATATCCATATTCTTTTTGTAAAATTTCTAAAAAATCACATCTTCTTTTTTCTCTAATACTAACAAATTCTACTAAATCTATAATATTTTGATATCTTAATAAATGTTTCATCTTTTCACAAAATTTTTCAAAATGATAAATATTACTAGCTATTAATTCTGTATTAATAGTAAATGGAAAATCTGGTTGGTTGGGGTAAAATTTCCATTTTTTTATAGGATGTTCAAAATTAGTAAAAAAGTCGAGAGTGGAAATTAAAGAGTCATTTACTCTCACATTATCTTCAAAAACACAGAATTTTATTTTTTTATAATAATTAATCATATCACACATTTGTATAAATTTATCAAATTTTTTCTCTTCATAATTATTTTTTAAAATAATTTTACTCCATTTTCTATCATAAACTATAAAAATATCTTTTTCAATATGATATTCTATATTATCAAATTTTTCAATTTTTTCAATATGAAAGAAATATTTATTAAAATATATTCTTTCATTCTTAATATCTTGATTGTCTAAAAAATCACGGAGAATCATCTTTTCTTAGGTCTTCTTTCAGTTACTCCTAAAATCTTTTGTAAACTTCTTTCAGTAGGGGTATTTTCTATTTTTCCCTCATTATTTATTAAGCCATTTTGAGATAGTTTCCAGCCTTCACCGCGACCTTTAATCCATTTAGCGCTGTGTAATAAATTACGCAATCTAATATTGTATAAGTAAGGCCCGGAGCTATGTAATAAAGCAGCACCCCAACTTTTAGCATCTTTGAATACGAAAACATTGACATTAACAAAGCCATCTTTTAAAAAGTATTTAAAATCTATTCTTTTTTCACCACCAGTAATGTCTTTAATATTTACAATATTTAAGTTATTTAATTTTTGTTTGCTTAAACTACATGTAATTATCACATCTACATCGCCTATAATATCTTTGCCTTGTCGTATAGAACCTACTGGTAACAAACAGTCTTTCTCAAATTCATAATCAATAGTTATTTTTTGCGGAGTAATATATTTTAATTTCAAAATAGTAGCTAAATCTCGACAAATAGATAAACCTTTTTCTCTACTAATTTTGATACGTTTTAAATCTTTCTCTTTATTTTCTTTCCAAATTATCCAATCTTGCCAGTCTTTTTCTTTCCAAAATTTATCATAATTTGATTTATTTTCTCGCCACCATTGGGCTGCTTTTTGCTCATCCCATATATTTTTATTAAATCTAATAGCTTGGATGGCTCTTTCTTCACTATAAAGGGAACCTACGATATAACTAATACCTTCGTAGTTTTTATCTTGTTCTGTCCACATAGTATGAAAATCATTAGGATCCCTTAGCCTCCAACGGCCTTGATTTTTGGTTGAATTAGGATCAAATTTAAATGACATTTTAATAAAATTGAAAAAAATTTTATTAATAATAGATAATATACTTCGGGTTCTATACAACATGGCTTATTTTCTTAAAACACAAAAAATATCAGCCTTTTGTATGCCTTTGGCATATGAATTGGCTCCGATTGCTTTGGACTTGGATAAACCTAGCGAATGTAAATATTTTAACATGGACAATGATGATTATTGGAACGACCATATTCTCAAAAAAAATACCTTACTAAACAGAATAGATATTTTTTTTAAAGAAAACGCCGATGTTTATAAAAACGCCGATGAATTAAAAGAAAGAGTTTATTCTTTATTTAAATAGTTTAACTTTTTCTTTTAATTCCTTCCAAGTATCTTCTTGGAACCAATTTCCTCCTGCTTGGGTAATTTCTTCAATATTAGCTAATTTATTATTAATAATAAAGTTAGCTAATATCTTCAACATTACAATTAAAATCATTTTTCTAAATTGAGGATTAATCATAAATTCGTCTTCTATACTCATACTACCATTACTGGTAGTTATTTTGTGATAATTGACAAAAATTTTGAGTACAGGTTCTTCAAAACTAATAATCCAATCTTTAATTTTTTTTCTATTCTCTTCTACTAGATAACCAGCTTCTATCATATCATATGCTATTTCTGAAAGTAATTTTAAATTAATTAAAATATCTCTTTTAATATCTTTGGAAGTAGTATTAATTTTAGCGCCAGAAAAGATAGCATAATCATCGCGGAAATTAATTTTTTCTTTCTTTATTAGATCTTGTAAATCCTTTTTAGTTTTTGCTACTATTACTAGATTTTCAGCTGGAATTTGATAATATTTTAATCTTATAGCCAAAGGACTAGTAAAACCGTAACCCATGAAAACATCGTCTTCTTTTATCTCTAAATTTGTAAAAGTTTCTAATTTTTTCATATCCCCTTCGGGTTTGAAATCTTCGGGAAAATCCAAAAGATATATAGTAGACATCTTTTTTAAATAAATATTAGTTAAAAATTTTCATTTTTAAATAATGAGTTTACTCTTTATTAGACACGGTGACAAAGAATATGCCAACGGTAAAAATCCACCTAATAAACCTGCTCATGATCCTGCTTTATTAGAGAATCAAGAAGAACTTATTGAAAAATTAACAGTTGATTTAATTAGTAAATATGGCAAACCTGACAAATTAATTGTCTCTCCTTTTAACCGTACTCGTCAGACAGCCAAAATTATGCAATCTACTATTTTAGAAAAATATAACAAATTTTGTATACTTTATTATGACAAAGAAATAGGTGAATATTTAGGTTTTCAAAAACCTAAATATAAAAGAGCCGGTGTTTCTGAATTAACAGCTATGTATACCAAACCTTTGCTTGGTGTGGAAAATTTACAAGATTGTAAAGAAAGAATAATTAATTTTTATCGAGATGTAGAAAAAAATAAAAATATTTGGATTATAACTCACGGTATTTTAATTTCTTTTCTCCATACTCATTTATATGGAGAAAAGAAAAAATTTTCTTATTTAGATTATTTCCATATAAATTTTTAAAATAAAATGATAAAAGATACAATTTAGCCAACCCAATTATGTAAATAATAAGTATTTTATTATTTAAAATGGATACCGATAACAGTAACGATAGAGACTATTTAGAAGCGGAAAAGGAAAGGGCTATCATTTACTCCTTTTCTTAATTTTTTCTAAATGTTTTTTAGCCAGCTCATAACGTGCTTCAATATTTAGTTTTTCATTATTACCATATTTTTCTTTGATCACTCTCAGTCGTTGCACCATAACATTATAGATTTGAAAATTTCGCGCATGAGTAATTACGCCTTTTTTATATAATTCTTCAGTATGTTTGATAGTTTCTTTAATATCAGTTACAGTTTTATATTTCATTCGTACTGTATCTTTGGGATTTTTATCACTATATAAATCATAACCACTTTTGAAATGAACATTTTTTTTCTTCTTAGTAGGAGTTTTATTTTGACTCATTTTATATTTAAAATTAATCTGTTTCTTTCAAACCTTCTCTAATTTGCAAATATAAGTCTTCCATAGTACCTTCATAATCACAACCAATATCAGTATAATTTAACAAATATTTTCTAATATCTAAATCTTTTTCGGTATTATTTCTCTCTGAATAATCCTCATCTAAATATTCGATTAAAGTAGGTCGAAAAATGATATAATTACAAACATCTTTTAATATCATTATTTCAAATTTCTCTACTACTTTCTTATTTTTCTCAACAGCTAAATGTTTAGGAAATATTTTATCCCAAGTATAAATTTTATATAAAGTCGAAAAATATTTATACATAATATAAACGCAAGTATAGAAATAAATATTTACTTCATGTTCAGTTAATAATTGACCAATACCGCGACTTACTTTTTTACGAGGGTTATTATCAATATCATAATTATGAATTAAATATTCATCAAAAATACGAACGGCATGAAATATGATATGGTCAGAATACCATTTTAAATCATCTCGTAAATTATATATTTTAATGGCTATATTAGCGGCCCATCTTCTCTCAATACAATCTATTATTTTTAATTTTCTAGTATGATCTTTTTCAGTAGGATAATTAGTTTTCATATCTTTCATGAAAGGATCAAAAATATTGAAAAAAGGATGTTCTAAACATTTTTTGGCACTCCATCTATTTTCTGGTCGCATAACTAATAAATGATCTAATATATCAGCAAATTGCCTTTTTGATCCACCAACTTTATTAAATTTCATTGTGTCTATTTTACTGAAATGTTCTAAAAAGGGTTTTTTTCCAACAGGTAATTTATCAGTATAACCATGTTTAAATTTACCACAATCACCTTCGCCAATAAAGTCAGTTACATCTCTGGTACTGAATTTTTCTGGTAGCTGAGAAATTATTTCCTTGAAGATAGATTTACTATTATCTTTATTGATTTTGATAAAAGGTTTTTTTGTTAACATTTCATAAAAAATACAACCCAATGACCACATGTCACTAGGGTAACTGT